ATCAGTCAGACTACCGTGTTGTCTATGAGGACAGCATTGACGAGTGCGCCAAGATACTCGTTCCTGACCCTAACTGGATGGCTTGTGCATTGCAGGGCGGTATCTTACCACCTGTGTGGGTTTACCATGAGCTTGCCAAAGATGAGGCACAGGAAGATTTCAAGAAGCATACCCGTGGCTACCTGTTGCATGAGACTGAGCCAGTAGAGGCTATGACAGAAGAAGAAGCTATTGAATACCTAATTATGAAGGACATACCACAGTCTGTATGGCAGACTTGGGATGAGGGCAACCGCCCGAAGATGGTTATCTGCCGCAAAGAGCAGTTACCGCAAACGAGAGAATGGAGAAACGCTTGGCGTATCTCTGATGACCTAACCGTAGCCGCATAGGAGTAAACAATGGCAGTTACAACTTACATCATAGATAAGGACGGTAATCAGGCTGATGCGTCAACAGTTACCGTTCCAGCAAACAGAGACTTTCGTGGCGCATGGTCACTGTCTGGTTCTGTAATCTCAGAAGACCTGACTAAAGCTAAAGAAATCTTCAAGGATAAAATCCGCGAGGTTCGTAAGCCATTACTGGAAGCAGAGGACGCTAAGTTTATGAAGGCTCTTGAGGATGCAGATACATCTGCACAGAACACAATCAAGACCAAAAAGAATAACTTGCGTGATGCCCCAGCCGCGTCTGCAATCTCAAGCGCGACAGACATTGCTGGTTTGAAGGCCGCTTGGGATGATGATTTACTTGGCGATAGCCCATACGCATAAGGAGTAGCTACAATAGCTAAAATGGCTAATATATACACTTAGGCTCATAAGGAGTAGCTACAATATGGATATGCACAGCCTCATAGACATTCTTACTGGCTTGGTCGTTCTTGGGCTGGGCTGGTTTCTGCGTGAGATGCACACAGAGCAAAAGCGTGTCCAGATATTGGTAAACAGGACGCGGGAAGATTACGCGACCAAGATGGAACTGCGCGATGACATGAACAGAATGATGGAAGCGATGCACCGCATCGAGGATAAACTTGACAAACTTATGAGTAAGTAGATGGAACCGACAACCCTTTTATTAGCGGCGAGTAGCGCGTTTGCCGCCGTTAAAAAAGGGATGCAGTACGCCAAAGATGTCGAGAGTATGGCTGGTGATATCGGGCGTTGGCTTGACGCGGTAAACAGTCTTGAAGAACATCACAAGAAAGAGAAGCGGCGTTACGGCTCTGTGGAGACAGAGGCTCTGGAAAGCTGGGCCGCTATCCGCAAGGCTAAAGCGCAAGAGGAAGAATTGAGGCTCTACATTATCGCGCATCATGGTATGGATGCTTGGCAACAGATACTCAGAATACAGGGCCGCATCCGCAAGCAAAGACAGCTTGAGGCAGAAAGAAAGCAGAAGCAACGTGAAACTGTTATTCAGTGGTCCGTTGTTGCTGGCATCATAACTGGCGGTTTTCTGCTGATTGTAGCCATACTGCGCCAGATATTTCCATAAAAATTAAATAAAAGTTAAAATAGCACTTGTTCCTATTCTTAATTGTGTGTTAAGAAAAGGTGTAAGCATTTTAGCAGGAGGAAAAAAGATGCCTAACACTGAACTTTCAATCGCTGAACTTGATGTTATTTTTGACGTATTTGCAAAGAAAGCAGTTAATCAAGAAGCAGAGGGTCATAACTCTGATTATAATTGGACGATTGCTTTTAAGGCAAAGCAACAGGCCGACAAGATACGTTATCCAGAAGCACACAAAAATTTAAAAAGAAGGGTAGTGTTTTAAGATATTCACTCCCACTGACGAGGCCACTGGCACTGGCCGAAACCCCTTCGGGGGTCTGGGAAGCCAACCCAAATGGATACATAACCGCGCTGTGGCATGGCGCACAAAGCCCCGACAAACGGACAAGGGGCAAGGGTAAAACTATGAACGATATGACTTCAACAAAAAGAAAAATATCAGCAGATATTAGCATTGAACAGCAGGTCGCAAACTTGCTTTCCTTGATTAAAAACGCGCCTGAGAACAGCCGTATTTGTGAGTTCTCACCTGAACTTGCTGAATACATCCTGTCAAATATCAACATCAATAACAGACCACGTAAGGTCCAGAAGATTGTTCAGTACAAGAAAGATATGCAGGACAACAACTGGTCTCTCACTGGTGAGACAATTAAGTTCGGCTCTGATGGTTTGCTAAAGGACGGACAGAACCGTTTAGCCGCATGTATTCAGGCTCAAACGCCATTCACTACTCATGCAATTTTTGGCATTGACCCGCAAACATTTCACCACATGGACACTGGAAAAAACCGTTCAGGCGAGGATGTTCTGTCCATTATGGGTGTAAAGAACGCCACAAAAATGTCTCTGCTGATTAAGTTTCTTATCAATGAGGAGCGCGGCAAAACCAATACGGCTGGCGGCGCAAGCAATGATGACGTAAAGGACGGTTATTTGAACCGTTACGATGTAGGCTTGATGCAGGAAAGCATTTCATGGGCTGAGAAGGTTTACCGTCAGACGCGGTATCCAATCGGTCAGGTGGCTCACCTGTACTATAGATGCTCTATTGCTGGTCAAGCTGAAACTGCTGAGGCATTTATGAACAGCATGATTACTGGTACTGGCACAAGCACCTCTGGCCCGATTAGACTGCTGAAGCATATTAACTCACTCAGGAACATGAACAGGTTTATATCATCTCATGATTATTCTGTTCTCATTAGCCGCGCCTATTATTGTTATCGCAACAAGAAGCGCATGACTAAGGATATGCTGTCCGTAAATCTTAAAGACAAGCGGATGCCTTTAGATGCCTAAGTGTCGGCTTAGATATGATGTGCGGTTCAGCAGGGCAGAGATTGACGCTCTGCTGGACCACCTAGCCGCAACATTCCAGTATGATGACGCGGCTGGGCTTGCACCTGATAGAGTTCTTATGAGAGCCTATGACAAGATGGTCTACCGTAAACAGCATAGTGAGGTACGTGATGATGTGGTTAAAAAACTACAGACCGAAAATAAAACACGCAAGGAAGTCTGGGACTTGGGTGGTCCAGATATTCGATGGACAGAAGTTAGTCAGGGTGTGCAAGTTCGGGACTTGCAATTCGGCTCTAAGTTGGCTAGAAAATTATGAGAACTGTCAGGTTTAGACCTCAGTTTGTTTTCCTCCCTGAAAGACCTCAGCTTCGGCTGGGGTCTTTTTTGTTACTTGGTGTCTGTGTTCTGCTTCTTGTCGTATGAGCGCATACCAGCAATTCCCAGCATACCGAACAGCAGGGGCATCATCACAGACATATCCGCCTGAGGTATGACCACACCAAAACCAGCCGCAATCGGGCTGACCATGTAATTTATGCCGAGCGACAGGCCGCATATCCAGCCTATAAGGGGCCGCCAGCTTGCCTGAAACCATCCACCCTTAGCATCTGCCTTCAGCACCTCTATTTGCGCCAGAGCGAGTTCCTGAGCGTGTTTATCGGCCATTGTAGAAAGGTCATGTGCTAACTGGTTCCTTGTGTCCTTGTCCTCAATGAACTTATCCAGTAAGCCGCTAACGGCTGGTATCAATGCCTGTATCATTTTTCTTTCCCTAACCATATTGCAAATGAGCCTGTTAGTGCGCCCACAACCACTGAGACAAAGCCTGACTGCTCTATGCTGGGGTCAGGCAGAGCCATGTACCACTCAGTCACCCTAAAGGCCATCACAATCATGGCAAAGAACGCTAGACGCGGCAGTACCCGCCATTCATCCATTAGTGTTGCCATTTGCCTGTCTCCATCTGTTTGGCCAGTTCTTCAGCCCTTCTGCCTACCTGCTGGTACCATTTGGACTTGTTGCCATTGCTTCCCAATAGCATCTGGCGAGAAGCCTCCGCATAGTCTCCGGCCTCTACTGCACCCTGAAACAGTTGGAAACGATTAAAGTTGGGCTGTCCTAGATTGAACAGCATGTTCACAATAACCGCTTTGCGCGGCTCATTTAGTCCATCAAACCATTCATAGGTTTGTGCAGTATTCACAAAACTGTGAACATCATTCATGAGCAGGTATTCAGCCTCCGCCTCTGAGATGCCGCCCATACCCTTTTCAATAAGTCTGCCATAGCCGATGGTGGCAAACCCCAGATGGTCGTCATAAGCGTGAAGAACACAGCCCTCATGCCGCTTAATCTGCTCAATCATCTTATCTGTTCCGTCTTGCATTTCTATACTCTCTCATAATTTCAATAGACCTCTGCCAGCTATCAGGCTCATTGTGAGCGTTCTCAAAAAAAGAAACATGCTTGACCAGCTTTTTTGTATTTACGTCTGTTACTGGTAGGTACCACACTGAACGCTGTTCTGAACTGACACAGGCCATGATATCATAATCCTGAGGCGTTGGAAGTCTTTTGGCTCCGCCTAGCCCTGTCTGGAAGAATACCTTGTGCTTGTGGCCTGCTCCCTGCCTAGATGCTTGGCAGGCTTTGACCTGCACTCTAAACATCTCTGAGGTCTCTGGGTGCCAGCATATCAGGTCTACCGCGTCCTGTTGAGCAAGAGAAACGCGCCAACCCCTTGCAAGGATTGACGCGGCGGCAAGATATTCACCAGCCAGACCTGATGCAGTCTGGCTGATACTCATGTCAGCAATAAATTGTAATTGCCTACTCATTATGTTGCTGGTTAGCGTACTTTAATAAATCAATGGCTAGGTTGGTCATCTGCTTGGCATCCATTATCTTTTTGTGTTGGAACCCTTCAGATGGGACCGTAACCAGTATGCCATCTGGGTGCGGTATCAGCAATATTTGAGGTGGGATATCATTAACTTTGTTTAACATCAATAACCTTTTTCATTACCACTGCGTGTTGTGAATGAGGCCATTTAAGGTGGCTGATTATCTCCCAGCCCTTATTCTCATAAGCCTCAATCTCGGCGTGTATTACATACCTAAGTATCATGTTGCCGACAGCTTGCTTGTTATTTTCTTTAGGCATCTGTTCACTTTCGTTCTGCCTCTGCCGCGATTTTCAATCTTTCTGACCGAGTAAATGACTGTTGTGTGGTCTCGCCCAAATGCCCTGCCCACCTCTGGATAAGACAAACCCAACAGCTTGACTGACAAGTACATTGCAATTTGTCTTTCGCTTGAGAACTGCCGCCTCTTACTAAGCAACTCGATTTCTGGGACACCTGTGACCTCCGATGTTATCCTGATAATTCTACCTACGCGGCTATCAAAGGGCGTCAAACGGTGGGGCTTCTTCGTTTTCTCGAAGAATAGTGAGATAATTTTCTCTAAGACACTCATAACTGCAAAATACCTCCTTATTACCATTTACAGTACCAGCAAAACGCCAGTTAAAGTCTTGCTTGCAGAAGGAGCATTTATCCATCCTGTTGGCGGGTAAATTTACCTTCTGCTGGCTTGGTTTTTTACGCTTCCATCTCATTAAAATGGAATTTCATCATCAATCGGCTGTGGCTTCATTGGCGCGTCAGCAGGACGCTCTACAAAGTCTGACAGCTTCAGGCTAAGATATTTTTTGCCTGACGACTGAGCCACATTAGACCACGCTGACAGGCTGTACTTTTTGCCATTGACAACTACAGTGCCGCGCATGTCTGGGCGTTTATCATTGTCTCCCTTGTCATTAGGAAACAACGCGCCTGACATATCCTTCTGTTCATATTCAGCCATCTAACAACTCCTTCTTCCGTTTACTGAATAATTGCCTGTCCTCACTGGACAGCTTTAACTGCTCCCGATTGTAGAGCATCTTAAGGCTCTCAATATCGGGTGCCATCGCCACTTCCTGAGCCAATGTCAGGGGTTGCAATTTCTTAAGGGGTTCTGAGGCGGCAGACGGTTCACTTCCAGTTTTTAAGCGAGTAACGTCATCACTAATGCCTACCGCCTCTCCCTTTCCCGCCATGCTTCCAGAGTTGTCTGGTCCGGCTGAAACTGGTGCCGGAGTATCTTCTCCGGCATAGAGGTGAATACCGAGCCCTGTTGCCATAGATATACACTTAGCCATACATCTCTGTATCTGAGCGTTTACCTCAAAGCTGTTAGGGTTCTGTATTGGCCTGTTTGCATGATTAAGAACAGGCATAATCTCAGATGTTCTGTGCTCATCAATCTTGACTGTGACCTGCACATAAGCATATCCATGCTCGTCCTTCATATATGGCAGAATAACATTCCCGCTATCATTGGCGTGAAATGTGTGCTTGATAATCTCAGCGTGAGGCACATGCTCTTTTAGCAACCTGAGCGCGTGAGCCCAGCTAAGATACGTGAAGTTGTTTTTCTTCTCGGTATATTTCCTAATGTCAATCTGTGACATCACTGACCATATATTCATGACTTCCATAACTCCTTTGCTTCATCTTTAAATTCTTCATCCCAATAGAACGGATGCTCAAAGTCTGGGTCAATGAGCCCAGCAAGCACCTTCGGGTCTGTTGAGATGTGTAATAGGTTCTGCCTGCGTATTGCGCGGCTACGCATATCCTCAAGGCAGTGGGCCAGATAATCTGGCTTCAGTTCATCACAATTATCTGGTGAAAAGAGGATGGCACCATGCGCCGCAACATACGCGATGTTGGGCTTAAGTCCTGTTGCATGTTCATATACAGCAACCTGACAAACATGGCTGTACTCTGGCCTAGCAGGGAGGGTAGCCTTAGTCCAACCTCTGGTGCCATCACTCTTTACCTTGCCCATCCTAGCGGCCTTTGTCTTTACCTCACAAAAGCGGTCTGACTTGAAAAGGTCTATGTATCCGATTACAGGCAGGTCAACACCCGCCAGAGATACCTCAACTCTCCTCTCCTCCTCACTGCCTCCGAAGGGTTCAGCAAGCAAGTCAATGCCTTGCTCAATGGCCTCTGGGATGAGTTCTCGGAACTTGGCTAACTTCTCTAATGGCTCTGAGGCTGGTGCCTCATGAAAGTCCATCGACATTTGTGCACTGTCAATGGCCTCATCTAACGAAACTCCAGAGCATAACATACCCTGCAATCCGCCATGAACCGCCGTACCGAAAGCCGCGTTCCATCCTACTTTTATCTTACGCCTCTGGTCCTTATCGAGATGACAGTAATTGAACATCCAAACACCAAGAGGCTTGTTTAGCTGGCTGGGACTGTAGTGATACAGACCAACCTTCTCGTATACGTTTTCCATAATCCCTGCTTAATTTAACTGTTTACACAATCTTGAATATACTTTACTAGAGGTTATACAACATAATGTCAAACAATAAAATTGGAGTTATAGATGAAACTGGCGGAATGGATGGTAGACAAGGGTTTGCGGCAGTCTGACCTTGCAAGGAAGATGGACGTTTCTCAGGTCACAATACATAATTGGGTTTACGCCAAGCGGCCTCCATCTGGGACGCATATGATGGAGATATATCGGATGTCTGGCGGCAAGGTTGGGCTGAAGGATTGGTGCGCGGAGTTCGGGTTCAATGCCAAATAGACAGAAGGAAAAGGGCTCACGTTTTGAGCGTGAGATTGTCGAACTAGCGCGGCAGAGGGATATGGAGGCTAACAGGGTTCCGTTGTCTGGTTCTGCCGCAGGGTTCAAGGGTGATGTGCACATCAAGAAGGGCCGAGAGACTTGGGTTATTGAGGCTAAGAAAAGGGCCGATGGGTTTAAGTTTTTGTATCAGCATCTTGATGGCGCGGATATTTTGGTGGTTGGGGCTGACAGGAAGAAGCCTCTTGCAGTCTTGGACCTAGAAGATTTTCTGGATTTGTTGTCTGGTAAGCTATGAAGTACAACAGTAACTTTGCTTTTGATTTGAAGCTGGGGCAGGACGAGGAAGTCTGGCTGGCTGATTTGCTCAAGGGCAAAACTGTTGAGGTCAAGCGCGATTTTAAGGCCGCGCAGACAGGCAATCTGTTCATTGAGTATAGGTGCAGGGGCAAGGCGTCAGGGCTTGGAACTACGAGGGCCGACTTCTGGGCGTTCATACTTGATGGGGAAAGGGTGATAATCGTTCCTACTGAGCATCTAAAGCGGGTGGCTCAGAGGGCTTATGATGAGGGCCGCAAGGTACGCGGTGGTGATAGCAATGCCAGCGAGGGAGTGCTGGTCAAGGTCAGGGAGTTAGTGGAATGAGTGATAGCTTGATTGTGCGGAGCAGTCTGAAGGATAACTTCAGTGTACTGCCAAATGAATTGCTGAATGATGACAGATTGTCAGCAGAGCAGTTGGGATTGCTGGTTTACTTGTTAAGCAAGCCTACTGATTGGCAGGTTCAGGTTACAGAACTGCGGAAGCGGTTCGATGTCGGCAGGGACAAGATACGGACGATTTTGGCCTGCTTGGAACAATATGGATATATCAGCAAGGAGCAGGTGAGGGCTGAGGGCAAATTTGCCTCAAACCGTTATGTCGTCTCAGATTCACCGTTGACTGAAAAACCGTTGACGGAAAAACCGTCGACGGTAAATCCGACACTTAATAAAGACAGAGATATACAAAGAACAGAATATACAAAATCCAATACAGTTGCGAAAAAGCAAAAGCTGACTGATTGGACACCATCTGACGCGGATAAGGAATATGCTGAGAGCCTTGAGTTAGACTGGCAGGAGATACTGAAGGATATTCGGCTCTGGGATGAGAAGAAGGGAAATAAAGCCGCTTACGCTTCATGTAAGGCTTTTTGGCAGGGTTGGTGCAGAAAAGAGAAGAAGGGCACTCAGGGACGCTTAAAACGCCAGCAATCGGTATCTGAGGTTCAGAGGGAACTGTCTGATAAGCAGAAGCAGTATGCAGAGAAGGTTGCAGAGAAGATGTGGAGGGCTTATCAGTCTCAGGGGTTTTATTATGATTTGATATTGCCAGATGTTATCGCGTTCATGAAAACGGACCAGACTGACGCGGATTGGAACGCGCTGGGTAATGGTATGGATAATCCGATTGATAGGGGCTGGATGTGAAAAGAGAGGCCGAAGCCTCTCTGTTCTGGTTAGTCTGCGCTCAGGCAGTGGTAAATGGTGCAGTGATACTTGCCAGTGGTCTCATTGAGGCGGATGCCAGATGAGTGCGTATCATAGCCGAGATAGGGATAATCTTTGAATATGCGCTCCTCAAATAGAATGATTGGTTCCTTCTGTTTGTCTGAGACTTCATAACGGCGCATACGGCCTTCTGTGAACTGTTGTATTTCCATAGCGTCCTCCTGTGCTACTTGGTTGATATTGTATTATGTAATTAGTCTGTAGTTATGTGTCAATGGTGTTGCACACATTAACTTGTTTAGCTATATAAGGATTAGAGGAGGTATCTCATGTCAAAGAAGAAGTTGACGCCAGAGGTCTTGGATGAATATCTGCGGCGCATTGCTATTGATGGCAGGTCTGCTAGGTCTGTTGGTAAGGATAGCGATATGCCTAGCTATGAGGCTTTCTACAAGCTGAAGCTGAAGGACGCGGCTGTGCAGGCGCGGTATCAGGCGGCTGTAGAGGCTAGGGCTACGGCGATAGATGACAGGATAGATGAGGTGCTTGAGCAGGTCAGAGATGGGCGGATGGACTATCAGGCTGGTAGGCTTGAGATAGATACGCAGAAGTGGCGGATGGCTAAGTTCTTTCCGAGACTGTATGGCGACACGCAGAAGATGGAAGTGGAGCATAAGGTATCTTACGTGGAAGAACTACGCAGAGTGGCCGCTATGGTTGAGGAGCAGAAAAGGTTGGAGGTGGTGGAAATGGTTGAAGGGGAAGAAAATACCTACACCGCCACACGCGCAGGCGAGGACGAAATTGACGGCCAGTCACAAGATGAACAATGACAGATATACAACCATCAGTGCGTACAACTTTTACGTTCTCAATAAAATCAATAACTTAGCTGTTCATGAGTTACAATAATCCCTTCCATAATGACTATTATGCGACAAATGATTACCATAGGTAGGTAAAAGTGCCAGATACCCCCCCTTCAGAAATCGCGGGGGGCGGCGAATAAAAAAACACCCCCAGCACAGGAGACCCCCCTTGAAAAACCACCAACTGCCACTGAGCGAGTTCAAAAAATTTCTGCAAGATTTGCGTAACCGCGTTATCTATTTTAACGATGACTGCCGTATGCGGAACTTGCGGTATAAACAGCAGGGCGTCTTTACGAGCCGTAAGGTAAACCCTCGTATGCAGAGGGGCACTAGCGGCTGGCGATGAGCGTTGTGTTTACGGAGGATTTGATGAGCAATTCTGCGGACCCTGATAAGCTATTTAGTGAGGCGAAAGCGTCTTTTGACGCTGGCGAGTATAAGCGATGTGCTGAGACCTGTCACAAGGTGCTTGAGATGGTACCTCATCCGCTAGTGGCTAATTTGATGGCTCTCAGCTTTTTGCGGCTTGGCAAGCGTGATTATGCGGAGCGCATGTTTGCGGCGGCGTTGGAGTTGGACGGTCGGTGCGTTCCTGCTATGGCTAATTTGGCTAATATGTATCGTGAGGACATGCGTGATTTTCAGGCCAGTGACTTGTTACGCGGTGCTGTTGAGATTGACCCTAGAAACAGTCAGGCGGTGCATAATTTGGCTGTTTTGTGTTTGGAGACTGGTCGGCATGAGGAGGGGCTAGATTGGGCAAGGAGGGCGTATGAACTTGCGCCTGACAATGGTGCTATAGAGCACAGTCTTGCGCTTGCTCTCATGCACTCAGGCGATTTTAAGAGTGGTTTGAGGCATTATCGGTCGCGGAAGGATGTGTTTCTGCGTGAGAGCAGTGTGTTGCCAGCCTATGAGGGCGGTAAGGGGCGTGTAGTTGTGCGTCATGAGCAGGGGCTTGGTGATACGATTATGGTTAGCCGTTGGTTGCCCAAGTTGCTTGAGATGGGTGCTGAGGAGGTGGCTATATCGGCTCCCAAGCCGTTGCATGGTTTGTTGCGGTCCTCTGGGCTGTGTGAGATTGTTGATACGAGCAGTGATTTGAGCCGTTTCACGCATCATTTGTGGTCTATGGATTTGATGGAGATGTTTGGCTCTGAGTGGACTGAGATTGATAATCTGCCTTATTTGACGGCAGACCCCCCCATTGTTCAGAAGTGGGCTAAGGTTCTTGGGCCAAAGAAAAAACCGCGCATTGGTTTGTGTTGGGCTGGTAGTTCGCGGCCTGAGAACCATACGGCGTATATGATTGACAAGCGGCGCAGTTTGTCGGTTAGTGAGGCCAACAGTTTGATGGACGGTTTTGATGCTGAGTGGGTGAACCTGACTAGGGAGTTGGGGGCGGCTATGGGTAGTGACTTTGGTTGTCAGGTTGAGGACTTTGCGGATATGGCTGGTCTTGTCAGCAATTTGGACTTGGTTGTGACGGTTGATACTGCGCTGGCTCATCTTGTTGGCGGTTTGGGTATTCCGTCTATGTGTTTGCATAGGTATGATACGTGCTGGCGGTGGTATCCTTATGGTGATGAGAACTCTCTTTATGAGAATATGCGTCATTTTTACCAGCCCAAGCCTTTTGATTGGCGCAGTGTAATTGATGAGGTAAGAGATGAAATCAGGCGAAACCTTTACAACTGACCTGCTTGTGCAGATGCACAATGACCCTGTTTTCTTTGTTGAGAAGATTATTGGGGCCAAGCCTCAGAAGTGGCAAGCGGAGGCGTTGAGGGCCATTGCTGAGAATGACCGCGTTAGCATTAAGTCGGGTCATGGTGTTGGCAAGACCGCGTTTCAGAGTTGGTTAGTTCTGTGGTGGTTGCTCAGTCATTATCCTTGCAAGGTTGCCATTACAGCTAACACAGCGCACCAGTTGAGTGATGTGTTATGGACGGAGATAGACAAGTGGGCGCGAAAACTGCCGGAGGGGTTTAAGAGCCTTCTTGAGTTTAAGAGCGATAAGATATCGTTGAAAGGCGCATCTGACAGCTTTGCCGTTGCAAGAACCAGCCGGAAGGAGAACCCAGAGGCGCTACAGGGCTTTCACAGCGAGAATATGCTGTTTCTGGTTGAGGAGGCATCTGGTGTGCCTGATGTTGTTTTTCAGGTTGCTGAGGGTGCGTTATCTACTGCTGGTGCCAAGACGGTAATGTGCGGGAACCCGACAAGGAGTGATGGGTTCTTTTACGAGAGTTTTCATAGCCAGAGGCATATGTGGCAGAATATTACGGTTAGCTGTCATGATGGTGAGTATGTTTCTGAGGAATTTTTGCAGAACATGGCCGAGAAGTACGGCGAGGAAAGTAATATTTACCGCGTCAGAGTGCTTGGTGAGTTTCCTACTCAGTCGGATGATGTTCTTGTGCCATTGCATATTGTTGAGGAGGCAACGCGGCGGGATGTGACGCCTGCACCCACAACGCCTGTTATTTGGGGGCTTGACGTTGCGCGGTTTGGGCAGGACAGGTCAGCTTTGGCCAAGCGTCAGGGGCAGGAATTGTTGGAGCCTATCAAGACATGGCAGAACAAGGATTTGATGGAACTGGCGGGTATTGTGCTGACTGAGTATGAGGCCTGTAGCTATCAGAGCCGACCAGTGGCGATTTATATTGACGCCATTGGGTTGGGTGCTGGTCTGGCTGACAGGCTCAGGGAACTTGACCTTCCTGCTGTTGCTGTGTCGGTTAGTGAGACCGCGTCATTGAAGCAGAGGTTTGGGCGTTTGCGGGATGAGTTGTTTTGGAACGCAAGGGAGTGGTTTGAGGGCCGAGATGTCAAGATACCAGATGATGACACGCTCATTCAGGAGATTACGGCTATCAGGTATAAATACCTCAGCACTGGCAAGCTGAAGGTTGAGAGCAAGGATGAGATGAAAAAACGCGGTCAGAGAAGTCCTGACGTTGCGGATGCTTTTGTGCTCACCTTTTCTGAGCAGGGTGCGTCTGCTATGGGTTATACAAAGAAATGGGGCGCAAGCTATAGCCCACGCCCCAAGACAAACTGGATTGTGTGATTTTTTTGCCGCGTTATAATGATGAGGCAATGAGAGGTGGCTATGACTAACGTGATAAAGTTTCCAGACCGCGCATCTGGTGAGGATGCAGAGGAAAAGCTGTATCTGTTTCAGGAGAGGGTTGAGGCTCTTTCTGATTTGATTGACCTGAATGTGCAGGGTTTGTTTCAGGTGATGGACGTTGAGCCAGAGGAAGTCATGCTTGCGCTGATAAAGCTGGGGGCCGTTTGGTCTGTTAGGGCTGATATTGAGCCGGAGGAATTTATGGCCTTCATTGGCAACATACATCTTGAGGTGACTGACGATGACTAAGAAAGACCCGCGCCTAGAAAGAGCCGGAGTTTCTGGGTACAACAAGCCCAAGCGCACACCGAACCACCCCACAAAAAGTCATGTGGTGGTGGCCAAAGAAGGCGACAAGGTAAAGATGATACGCTTTGGTCAGCAGGGTGTATCTGGTGCTGGCAAGAACCCAAAAACTGCGGCGGAAAAAGCGCGGCGCAAATCCTTCAAAGCAAGACACGCGCAGAACATTGCTAAGGGCAAGATGTCTGCGGCATATTGGGCTAATCGTGAAAAGTGGTGATGAGACCTCAAGCGAATATACTTGTCAGCACTGAGCATGGCACTCTGATTGTAAACCGCAATGACTACCGTATGCTAGACGATGAGACTGGCTACGGTGTCGGCTTCCAGTTGATGAACACTGGTCAGTACGACATGGAAGAAATCAACTTTGCTAAGTTTGTTTTGAGCCAGAGGTTAAATGATTATGGCGCAGGGGTTGTTGCTATTGACTGCGGGGCAAACATAGGGGTGCACACTATCGAGTGGTCTAAGATGCTTCATGGCGTTGGCTCAGTTGTGTCCTTTGAGCCTCAGGAGATGGTGTACTACCAGCTTTGCGGTAATGTGGCTATAAACAACTGTTTTAACGTGACTGTTTACAACAGCGCGATTGGCGACAAGAACGAGATTATACAAATACCCAAGCCGAACTATATGAAGCCATCAACCTTTGGCTCTATGGAATTGAGGCAAAAAGAGGGCAGTGAGGATATCGGCCAAACGCTTGAGAGAATGACCTCTGTTGAGCAAGTTGCGCTGGATAATCTGCCATTGAATAGGGTTGACTTCATAAAGATTGATGTTGAGGGTATGGAGTTCGAGGCCATAGCTGGTGCGCGGAACCTGATTGACAAGCACAAACCCCAGATGTTGATAGAAGTTATAAAGATTGATAAGGATAAGATGCAGGTCACGCTTGAGGATATGGGCTATGATGTCTATCCATTCGGCGGGAACTTTTTTGCTGTGCATAAATATGATACAATGGCAAGTAAGTGTTCAACAGATGATAACGGCAATATAAGGATAGGATGATGGCATACGGTAAGAAAAAAGGCACTAGCAACACAAAAACTGGTAAGTATTGTGGCGGCAAGTAAGCCAAAAGACCCAGCCCTGTGGTCAAGGGCTAAAGCGGCGGCAAAGCGTAAGTACAAGGTCTACCCATCGGCCTATGCTAACGCTTACGCCGCTAAATGGTATAAAGAGAAGGGCGGTAAATGGTCCGGCCCTGATAACCGCGTAAGGAAGTCGTGATGCCAGCACAGGCAGGTCTTGGTAAATGGTTTGGTGAGAAGTGGGTTGACGTCAAGACAGGCGAGCCCTGTGGACGCCGTAAGGGTGAGAAGCGCGGATATCCGGCTTGTCGCCCTGCCGCCGTTGCCAGCAAGATTTCCAAAAAAGAAGCCAAAAAGAAAACTGGCCCGAAGCGGGTGAACTGGTCAACAACAGCTAGTGGCAAGAAACGGAAAGCATAATGGACGGATTGCTATCACCAGATGACTTGATGCTGTCCTATCAGGATGACAATCTTGATTTGATGGGGTTGCCTGTTGATGATGGCTCTAGGGCGTATTACTTCCCTTTAGCTAGGAGAGGAGGTGAAGTCACACCTGCAGTTCCTCAGGGAGTGCTTGACCTTTATGATGTAACTCTGGGTGAGCAGGGTGTTGGCGGTGTGGCCAAGCGCGGTCTTTTGGGCGAGCCT